ACAGTTTTCTTTGTGCTTACAATATCTATCGTGTGTAAAACCGGGCATAATTAAGGTGTACAATCCGCACAAGTGCCATCATAGGCATTTTCTGCTTGAAACAAATATCTTTCAGTTCCGTCCGACTCTCTTGCAGCCCACATAATCACGATTGGAGTTGTCCATAAAGGAAACTCGTATTGCGTACACGGCTCAAAAGGTTCACCCTCTTCTCCACAAACACCGTCAATAAGATACTCTAAAACAGTGTCGCCACCCCCAACTGCTTGCATCATAAAATCTCCTATACCCTTGGTTTCGTCTGTTCCGGGAGCAGCATTATGACTTGTGTTAAACGCTTCCATAATGTTGAGTGCGGGGGCGGTATAAGGTTCGGTGTGACATATTGCATTGCCACAGCCACATTCAGGTACACATGGCTGACTTAATGGGTTGTCTGAATCATAGTCATCAGTAGTCCACGCTTCGGGAACATTTGTACCCCATGAAGTTTTTGTTAAATCTTCTTCCCATTGAAAGAAGCCTTGCAGAGCAACCGTTTCATCCCACGCGTTGCAACAGACGACAGGTCCATATCCTCTAGTGGCAAGGCACTCGGCAGAACACTCTGGCTCACCTGTGCTAGGAAAGACCCTAACCCAAGCATATTCATAAACATTGGGATTCTGAAGATCCTCATCTAATACATGTGCGCGAAGCAGTTTTGCAAAAAACCACTCACGGCGGTTCTCAAGAAAAAGTAATCGTTTGTGTAGTGATTGAAGATCGTGTCCATCAACATTGTTGTCCTCAAACCACTGAAGCATTTTCATTTGCCTCGCCCAAATGTCGGGAGTGTATACACCTAGCCCTGTAGTTATATTTGGGTATTTACTCATACGCTTGGTTGGAATCCAAACTCTATCGTTTCTTTGAACGGTTGCCGCCATGATACAGGCTGGGTGGGAGGGCTAACAGAATTGTCGTAATCAACTTTCCCATTTGCGTCATAGCGGGGAATTTGACGAAGATGATACCAAGCATCGTACACAAATTTATAGGACACTTTATATTTATTTACGCCAGACCTTGACACTGAAATACCAGCAAACACGACCGAGCCAGCAGGAAGCCCAAGCCACGAGTTAAGATTCCTTTTACCAGCGTTCTGGTGATGTACCATCTGGAAACTATTTGTTTCTATTTCTTCGGTAATGTTAATTGTGGTTTGTGGCACAGCTTTTGAAATCGGATTGCCCATAAGGGCCTCTAGCGTCCCTGTTATGTATAAGGGATTCTCAGGGTCCGGGTCTGGGTCGTCTATGTTAATTGCGCTCAATGAGAAGCCACTCTTATATAGATCGACAATTGCAAAGGCTGAATCAATACTTAGTCCCACGCTGGCAACCTCGTCTGGCTGCAATGGATTGTCGCCGCCTGACCCTGTGCTATATGGATTATATTCCCACGTTACTTCCCACACACCTATTCCTTCGTCGGAAGGAGTCATGGTATAAGTATCCGCCAACAGGTTCTCAGCGTCTGGGTGCGACTGTCCTTTTGTCGGCATTTGTGGATCAAGAAGTATGTCTACTGCTTCTGCAACCATATCAACCTCATCGTCATAACAAACAAAAATTCTTGAAGCGGTGTGACCGCCGGATGATGAGAATGTTCTACTGCCAAGTTTTTCAATAATCTGGATGGTCATTGTGTGAACGCTCCCCTTTTGCCCGCAAGCGACTGAGCTATACTATGTAGATGATTTTTAGATTGCTTTTGGATTTGCAATGACTGTTGTGCGGTTTTTAGTTGTTGATCTTGTGAGCCTCGCACCTTAAAAGTACCCAATGCTGTCTGAATACCAGTAACGGCGTGGCTTGTGTCCACCTGCAACTTCTCCCCCAATATTTCTTTGGCCCTTTCTGCGCCTAGTGCAAACTCAGTTCCATCAAGCATCCCTCGGTCGCGCATATTTTTAAGGTCTGCCATCCGTTTATCAAATTCACCACGAGGCCCCCAACCCCATTTCAAATTCTCTTTGAGTTTATCTGATTCGTCTTTTAACCTTTTTGTTGTTGCTACATCTTTTTCTTTCTGTGTCAACAACTTATCTAACGCTTTCGCTTCATCTAAGATCGCTTGTGAGACACCCTGAGTCTTTGCAATAAAAATCTCTTGCTCTCGACTCGTCATGCCAATTGTTTGTGCAAGTAATTCGTTATCTGCAATTATCTCTTCTAAGTCTCCAGTTGCTGTGGCGATTTTTTCCGTATCAAACCACTCTCCACGAACCTTGACCAACCGTTGATGTTGCATCTCCGCGCCCACAAGAACAGCAAAATACTGATCCATTTCCTGATTTAGCGAAGCAACTTCTGCTTCCATATCGCCCATAAGATTTCCCTTACTCATAAGTGAATCAAAGAAAGATAATTGGGGCTGCACCCCACCTAAATCTAATTGTGGTGCAAGAGGGGTCTGCGACATTGTCTGGAGTGAATCGGTCAATTCTTTTGATCTCTGTTCCATTTTTTCAAAAGGATTCAACTCGGCCATTTCTTTAATTGTATTATTAAGATCCTTTTGCTTCTGCTCTAAATTCTCCTGTTCCGCAAGCAATTCACCCATTTGATGTGTAATCTCTTGAAAATTTGCGTTTGGGAACGCGGCTTTTTTATCTAGTTTTTCCAGACTTTGTTCCACCCTCAACAACTCTTGTTCTACATCGTATAGTTCCGATACTGCTTCATCTTGTGGACCAATCACTTTTGTGTTTTTTATATTCTCTAACTGACCCATCCCGTCAAGGTAAACTTGTAATTCTTTAGCCTCGTACAATTTTTGTTCCATGCCACCCTCGTCATATTTCGAGAAATCTTCGGCTGCTTTTTCTAGTTGCCATTTTGCATTTTGAACCTCTACTGCCGAGTTCATCAACTTAGATGTAATCGAGTCTTTGAATTTGTCTATGTTTTCTTCAATAGGTTGTGCCACCGCTTCCCCTGTGGACATAGCTCCCACTATTCTTTTTGAGCCAACCTTTGCCATATTGAGAATTGCTGGCTCAAGATTTTTAGCCATATCTTTAATAATACTATCCCCACCCTTATTTAACGCTTGGTTTACGACCCGCTTTCTACCCATAAGCTGTTTTGCTGCACTTGTCAATAGTGGCGTACCCTTAGCGACAGCACCAGCACCACCGGGGCCTACCATTGGGGTACCGTATATAAGTTTTTTCTTTCTCGGTTTCTTGCCAGCGTCAAACCCCGCCATATAGTCTTGCGAACCACCAATGTTTATGAGAGGAGTCGATTCTTCTAATTTGTTGTGTTTCTTGAGCGTGTTTTCATACCGCACCCTCATTTCAACTTTTTCTTTCGCCGCTTTCTCATAAGCGCGGGTTTCTTGATTGAGACTCGCCAATCTTGCTTCCGCTTGTTTGCGCGCCTCTCCTTTGTCTGTTCCAGAAAATAGATTACTCTCTATTCTCTCAGCCGCCTTTATTTGATTTTCAACCTGTTTTTCTACTTTTGCCAAATCTTCTTGTATGGGGACGGTTTTAACCCTTGGGTCAATCGTTATGAAAATTGGGGTGCTACCCACCTTTTTAATATCTCTTATTAGATCATCTATAAAATCAGTGGCTTTTTCAGAAGTCTCTTTAAACACTGAAGCTATATTATCTTTTGCAGCAATCGCCGCCGCTTTCATTGTCCTCGCCGCTCCGACCACCGCGTTAGTCATTGACCGAGAAAGCAGTATGTATGTTTCTTCTGAAATCGTCCCAAGGGCTTTTAATATCAGCAGGGCGGGCTGCCACACGAGATTCATGAGGCCTAGAATATGCATTATTGCGAGGGACAAAACACCTTTTATGGTATTTATTACAGCCATGATCGCAGAGCCAAATCTTTTCAAGTAATCCCACGCTTCTTCGCCCCACTTCAATATTTTATAGAGCCACTCTAAAAGGCTTTTAACTGAAAACTTTGACAAATCAATTCTATCTATAACCACTTTGAACGCCGAGGTGAAACCAACAACAAACCTTCTTAACACTTCTTGTATATTGCGAATAGAACCCCTCAACCTCTCACCGATCATGATGTTCAGTTCTTGGACAACTGATGCTAACAATTTGAATGCACCATGAACACTATCCATACGGATGTCTGCCATCTTCCTAGCGACACCCTCAACATCTTGTAACTCGTCTACAAGTTTATCAGTAATGTCGCTCATCTTCGCTAACGCAAGAATTGCTGGTCCGCCACGCTTTTGGAATATATCAAAAGCTTTCTCTACGCCGATGCCACCCTCTGTGAATTTCTTTAATGCTGCAATGCCGTTTCTATCTATCTCGCCCGCAATTTCAGCGAATATGTTTTTCAAGCCTGTACCAGCACGGTCTGCTTGCATACCCGCGTTAGATAGTACACCTAACATCGCGGCTGTTTCTTCCAGAGTAATGCCCAGAGCAGAAGCAACTGGCGCGACATACCCAAACGCATGACCAAGTTGTTGCACTGTTGTGTTTGTCCTTGCTGATGCAAATGCAAGAACGTCAACAACACGACCCGCTTCTTGAGCCTCTAGTCCCATGCCACGAACCACCTGTGATGTGATGTCTGCGGCTTCTGCAAGATTCATGTTTGCTGCGGCTGCCAAATCTAGGAGCGCGGGTGTCGCAGCCATTACTTCATTGACATTAAAGCCAGCGCGCGCAAGGAATGACATTGCTTCAGCCGCTTCTGACGCGGTAAACACTGTCGTAGACCCCAACTGTCTCGCTTGCGCCTCTAATCGGGCAAACGTATTATCCCCAATATCAAGAAGAATAGACCTAACTTCCTGCATTTTGAATTCAAAATCAGAAAACACAGCGATCATCTTTTTAACTGCAAGGGTTAGTGTTGCAGCCCCGGCAGCAGCCGCCACAAAGCCAATTTTTGCTAGGCCCCCGAATGTTTTATTTAGAGATTTGCGAAATTTCTTTACAGCCGTCCGTGCTTTACGCAAACCTGTCATCATACCCGTGGTATTTGTGTGAATGTTAATTTTAAGGTTGGCTATTGTTGACATTATTCTGCGCCCTTATTTTTATTTACTAGAGTCATCATAATTGCCTTCATATCTTCTTCGGTCTGCTCTTCCTTCTCGTTTACAATTGGCATAAAATCAATTGGAGAAAAGGCTTTACTACTCTTACCGCGATTCACATTAGCGATTGTGCTTGAGATGATTCCTGCTTGAAGATCGCCTCGTGTGCCGCCAATCGGGTCTAATGAATGGTAAGCAGCCCATTCAGAAAGTTCCCGCGAAGAGAATCTTTCTAAAAGTTCTTTGACACTGCATCCCATCGCAAGGGCTAGGGTAAAATAAAATCGCCGCTCTGGGCGGCGTTTTAGTTTCCCGCTAGTTCCTCGACATCCTCGCCACTAAGACCATTCAGTTTTTGCGAAACACTGAATATACGATCAAGTGCAGCCGCAGATTTTTTGCCCAGTGCATCAACATCTTTGGCTTCAAACAAGCGAGTGCCATCTTCTGTGCAAATAGTTAACACAGCGAGTCTGGCACGAATGTTTTTGAGGTTCATATCACGATTCTTGCCCTTGCCCTCCATCATGGATTGCTCGAACATGTCTCGCTCAGTTCCTGAAAGCGTCCTCACGAACACATCTCCGCCCCATTCGGGGACGGAGACGAGTTCTTTTGGGAGGTCATCACATTGTAAAATGGATTTCTTATCTAACATATTATTCTGGCCCCGCGAATGTCAACGCACCAGATACTTTGATTGAAAAACTTGCGGTCACTTTGTCATCAATAGAAGCGGATGTTGAAAATGAGGTAATAATACCACTAGCAGTGATTGAGGAGGTGTCTGAAAAAGTGATAAGCCAATCTTGTGCGGTTCCAGCATTAAAATCTGTTGTCATATCATCGTGATTCTCATCAGCATCTCCATCATAAGATACTTCTAAACTAACTTCGCCACCGTCTATCATGCCCGCGATAAATGTTTTCGCAGACCCACTAATATCCGTTGTGTCTATTGTTGCAACAGACGCACTTGGGCCTGACACGGATTGCACCAACCCTATGTCCGCACTGTTCCATGAAAATACCGTTCCGTTCCCTGTAATTGCTGGCATAACTAAAATCTCCTAATTTCTTAACTCTCGTACCAAATTATGTAGTCACTAATGATTCGGGAAACGCCCCGATCTTCTGCTACTTGTGAATCTTCAATTAAAACATTGTCACCATCATGATGACAACTCTTTACTACTACCCCT